TTTAATTTTACATTAGATCCTTGTTGCACAAAAGAATCTGCAAAATGTAAAAAATACTACACTATAGAAGATGATGGTTTATCTCAAGATTGGAGTAATGAAATAGTATTTATGAATCCTCCATACGGTAGAGAAATATCTAAATGGGTAAAAAAAGCATACCAAGAATCATTAAAAGGTGCAATAGTAGTGTGTTTAATACCTGCAAGAACAGATACAAGATATTGGTGGGATTTTATATTTCCTTATGCAGAAGTTAGATTTATTAAAGGTAGATTAAAATTTACAAACAATGGTAAATCAGCACCTGCACCATTTCCATCAGCAATAGTAATATTTGGAGGCAAAAAATGATAACACATGAATTAGCAAAGATATATATAACATCTGATAATAAAAGGTTTATTGATTTAGATAAAGCAAAAGAACATGAAGAAAAAATACAAGAAAGTATTAATGAAATAGATAAGTTTGAAGAAGTTATTAAAAATTGGAGTTAAGCAATAGCCATAAACTGCAAACCATCTTCTCCACAATACTCACATATTTGTTTGTAGAGTTCTTTTGAAAATGCTACCATTTCCTCATCAGAAGATACAAGATCCTTTGGTGGATTAAATATATCTTCTAAAAACATTAATATTTGCTCATTACTTTGATTAGTATTTTCTATATGCTCTAATCTTTTAAGTATATCAAGTATATTTCTTGCTATAATTTCTATGAGTTCATTATCTGCAGGATTGTCCATAATTAAACTTAAATAACATTAAATTATTATACAATGTTGTATTTGTGGTACTATATACACTATACTACGAATAAGGACACATGATGATTTTACCAATAACAATAAAATCAAGAAATGTATTAGACAGGCAACATTGGGCGAAAAAGTCTGTGTTGAAGAAAGAATATGCACTTCTAATCCGTAACCAAATGAGGCTTAATAACATAGAAGAAGTAACCGAGCCTAAAAAATTAAATCTCAATATAGTAAGTACTAGAAAAAGATTATTAGACTATGATAACCTTGTAGGTGGTTGTAAGCAGTTAATAGATGCACTAATAGAAGAAAACTACATATATGATGATTCTCCAAAATGGTTAGAACTAAGTGTACAGCAAGTTTTAAACAAAGATTGTGAAGAATCTAAACATAATAAAACACTTATAAGAAGATATTAATGTATCTAACACATAAATATTTACAATATCTTAGAGAGCAGGATCATTGTAGTTTATGTTATACTAAAGGTCCTGTAGAACCACATCATGTAAAATACTTAGGTATGGGTAGTGATAGAAAGAAAGAATTACCTGAACACTATTCTGCTATTCCTGTATGTAGGGCATGTCATCAGGAGTACCATCAATTAGGCGAAAAAATGTATAGTGCTAAACACCAAGTAAACCCTTATGAAATTGCATGGTATTGGTTAAGTAAATTTTTAATAAAAAGGGAAGATACATGAAAGTTAAAGAATACGACATAAATCAGTTGATTTCAGCAGAATATAACCCAAGACAACTAACACAAAGACAATATCAAAATCTTAGAGATTCTATACAAAGGTTTGGTTTAGTAGATCCTATATTAATTAATGTAAACAAAGATAGAAAAAACATTATAATTGGTGGACATCAAAGAGTAAACATTGCTAAGGTATTAGAAATAAAAAAAGTACCTTGTGTAGAACTTGACTTAACACTTGAACGTGAACGAGAACTAAACATCAGGCTCAATAAAAATACAGGAAAATGGGATTATGATGTACTTGGGAACTTGTTTGATATTGAAGAATTAAAAGGTTGGGGATTTGAAGATATTGAATTTGGTGAAATAGATCCTGAATTAGATGATAGTATATTAGATGATTATGATATTGATGATCAAATTGAAGGTATGAATGATAATGCTAAAAAATCTATACAAATTTTGTTTAGAGATGAAATCTATGCAGAAACTAAACAAATGGTAAGAGAATATAACGACATGGACATAGATATTGACATAATAATACATAAGGCTTTAAAAGATGAAAAAAATAAAATTAAATGAAGTAAAATTTACTGAAAAGGTAGGAGATATGCCTACAGTACACAAACCTAATGTTACTGAAGATTGTTTTTTAGTACATGATGATGAAATAATAGGTTTTTATCTCAAAAAAATGCCTGATAGAATGTGCAAATTATTAAGCATTGCAAATAATGAGTTTATATCAGATAGAGTTCCTAAGATGGACAACGTGAGAATGAGTGGTGTATCTCAATATTCTACAATACTTGGTGGAATACCTCCAAAGTATGCAAAAGATTATGCTAATATATCTATGGTACATAGGCATAAAACTGCTCAAAAATTTATAAAAGCAATGTTTGCACTTAACATAGAAGCAGAAAATCTATTAAAAAAATTAGTTCCTGATATATACAACAGGCAGAAGAAATTATTAGCAGACAAAATAAAACCTGAGTGGAGGATAGGAGATTTATATACATCTTCTATTAATAATGCTAATATATCTGCAGATTATCATAGAGATACAGCAAACATAAAAAATACAGTAAATGTTATCATGGTAAAGAAAAAAAGTGCTACAGGTGGTAATTTGCATGTTCCTAAATATGGTGCTACTGTAAATTGTTGTAATGATTCTATGCTAGTATATCCTGCATGGAGAGATATGCATGGAGTAACACCTATTGATGCTAAAGGAGATGGGTATAGAAATAGTTTTATATTTTATCCTATAGAAAAGATTAAACATGCCTAAAGGAAGAAAAAAATCAATAAATCCTGAACAAGTTGAAAAGTTAGCAAGTTTTGGTTGTACTAATACTGAAATTGCATCATTTTTTAGTGTTAATGAAAGTACTATTAGACGTACTTATGCCGAAAATCTTACAAAAGGGAGGGATAAAGGTAAAATTAGGCTTAGACAGATGCAATGGAAGGCAGCAGATAAAGGCAATGTTGCTATGCTTATATGGCTTGGTAAACAAATATTGAGGCAGTCTGAAACACCACAACCTATGGAAGATGAATTAACAGAAGGTTTTGATATTGAAGTTATTTAAGGTATTTGATCATCAGAATAAGTTTATCAGATCTAAATCTAAATACCCTGCACTTGTAGCAGGATATGGTAGTGGTAAAACATTAGCATTTGTTTTGAAAGGTATCTTAGAAGCAGGTAGAAATCCACAAAAAACAATACTATTAGCAGAACCTACATTCCCTATGATTAGAGATGTACTACAACCAACTTTAGAAGAAACATTAGAAGAACTTGGATTCCAATATAAGTATAGAGCAAGTGAGATGAAATATACTGTACAATGGAAAAATGGACATTCTAACATCATACTTAGATCAGCAGAAAACTACAGAAGATGGGCAGGTTTAAACTTAGCAGGTGTAGGACTTGATGAGGCAGCACTACTTAAAGATGATAAGGCTTGGAAGATGGGATTGTCAAGACTTAGAGATGGTAAGCATTTGTCAGGTTGGATTACTACTACTCCTGAAGGATTTAACTTTGTATATGACTTATGGAAAGACAACCCTAAAACAGGTTATGAATTAATACAGGGCAAGACTACAGACAATACATTCCTACCACAAGACTTTATAGATTCACTATATGAGAACTATGATGAGAAATTAATCAGTAGTTATATTGATGGTAATTTTGTAAATTTACAATACGGAACTTGTTATTATGCTTTTGATAGAGATAAAAATGTAAAACAAGTTTCATATAATAGTTCCCTACCTATTAGAATAGCAATGGATTTCAATGTAGATCCGATTAGTTGTGTTTTGTTTCAGATACATAGAAATAAACCGAGAATACAAGTATTTGATGAGATGCAACTAAGTCATAGTGGAGGTCAAGATTTAATGACTGAACGACTTGCTAAACTAATAAAAGAAAAATACCCATACGAGAATCCCAACTTATTACGACCAAATAGAGTGGTTGATACGACAGGACACTATATTTGTTATCCTGATCCTGCAGGTAAGAATAGACATACATCAGCAATGATGTCTGATCACGATATTCTTAGGCAAAATGGATTTGGATTGCGAGTAAAGAAGAAAGCACCATCAATTATTGATAGTGTTAATGCAGTTAATAAGGCAATGGATTTAACTATAATAGATCCTCAATGTAAGGAGTTTATAAAGGACTTGGAACAAGTAGTATTAAAAGAAGGAACAAGAGAAATAGATAAGTCTAATTCAAGCCTTACACACCTTACTGATGCCTTTAGATACAGCATAGATTATGAATTTCCTGTTAAAAAACCTGTAACAAAAACATATATGGCTTAGGAGAGGGAATGATAGTATATAGTAATGCAAAAGATATAATAGAAGAATCTATTAGGCAGTTAAAATGGGAGAACCAAAGTGCAATGCTCGAAACAAGAGATGAAGCACTTGATTATTACACCTATAACAATACTGCTAAATACATAGATCAATATTTCTCAGGTACACTACAACAAGAAATACCTATATATTGTGTTAATCTAACCAAGAAACTAATCAACAGAATATCATTAGTCTATAAAGATAGACCTATAAGAGATGTAGAAAATGATAAGTATTATGAGTTTACTGAAGATAAAGATTATAAAATGAAATCTTTTGAGAGAGTACACAACCTGCTTGGTACTGTAGCAGTACATGTTGGTTGGGAAGATGGTAAGTTTAAATACAATCCTATTATGAACTTTGTTCCTGTTATAGATCCGTATGATCCACTTAAACCTATTGGTATTACATATCCTCTAAACAAAGCAACAGGCGATTGGAGAAATACTGATGAAGATATGTATGTATATTGGAGTGCTGAACAACATTATATGTTTGATAGTACAGGCAAGATTATTAAAGTAAATGAAGATAATATTAATCCTTATGGTGTATTACCATTTGCATTTATACAACCTACACACATGGTAGATGAGTTCTTTAATGAAGGTGCTATGGATATTGCTCTTGGTAATAAGCAGATAGATATTGCTATGACTATGCTACAACACCACATAAGAACAGCAGGTGGACAATTTGTTATAGAGGGTAGAGTTGATGCAAATAATATCCAATTAGGCTTAAATAAGGTTGTAGTAGTAGATGAGGGTAGTATGAGTAATATATCCTCAAATACCGACATTACAAGCATTAAAGAGGGTATTGAGTTCCAACTTAAAACAATAGCATTTAATAACAACCTGAACTTTGACTTTGGATTATCAGGAAGTAAGTCAGGTGTAGCATTAAAGATAGAAAACTTGGAACTGCTTGAAGCAAGAGAAGATGAAGTAGAAAAGTGGAGAAGGGCAGAAAAGCACATATACGAGATTGAAAGACAAATAGTACAGGTAGAAACAGGTTTACAATTACCTGAATCTATTGCACTTGATTATGCAGAAGTTAAATTCCCTGATTTTGATGCAGAAAGAGATGAATGGGATTGGAAGTTCAAACATGGTATAGCAGATAGATTTGATTATCTAATGGCTCAAGATCCTGATAAGTTCCCTGATAGACAGGCAGCAATGGACTTCTTAGATGAAAAGAAACAAGAAACAGATACAACTGATAACATATTTAAACTAAACCGAGCAAATGGCGAAGGTACTTAAAGCATACTTAGACAAGATAACTGATTTAGAAGAACAGATAGATAGAGAAGTAGATGAGTTATTAAGAGTTATTGACATAGATCAACTACTTGCAAATCCTGAGCAGTATATGCAAGAACTATCTAAACAATTCTTTGAATCACTTGATGATGAACTAAAACAGGCTATTGATGCAGGACAAGTCAAGGCAGATAGGATTATAAAGAGTATTGGAAGCAAACTTCAAAAAGATTAAGTCTGATATAGACTTTAAACAAAATGTCAAGAAACTAATTGATGAGGCTATATTCTTAGCAGCACAAATCAATGTAAAAGAAATCAAATCAGGATTAGACAGGTCCACAGGTCCTAAAGGTAAGAAGTTTAAAAAACTTGCACCATCTACAATAGCACAAAAGAAGAAAAAAGGACAACCACTTAAACCACTTATAGCAACAGGTATGATGAGAAAATTACCACCTGTTAAAGGTAAAAAAGGCAAAACATCTATAAGTGTAGCAAAACAAAGAGTAGAAATAGGTGGTTATCACGATCAAGGTGGTACTAAGGGAGGCAGACCACCAAAACGAGAATGGTTTGATATATACAAGACTGCTATACCTAAAATAGAGAAGATGTTTAAATCCAAACTAATTAAACTATATTCAAGACTATGAACACATACAATGAATTAGGAATTAAGGTAACAAAAACATTAGATGATTTATCTATGATAGTAACATCTAACCTTCTATCTCGTATCAATACTATGAAAGTATCAGGAATGGCTGCATCTGAAGTTAGAAAAGTATTAGTTGCAGATCTTATTGCAGGTGGTAGAATATTTGGACAACTTAGAAATGGTGTTAAGGGTATATCTAAAAATGCTATTGAAGAAGCAGGTAATATAGCAGCACAAAAAGCATTTGAGCAACAAGGACTAAAACAATACAAATGGATTTCAGTAGGAAAGAATGTTTGTCCTGATTGTAAACCAAGACATGGTACAACAGGTGATTTAGAATATTTTAAGGCAATAGGTATGCCTAAGAGTGAATTTAGTGTATGTGGACTAAATTGTAATTGTATGTTAGTACCCATTGAGTATGAAGGAGAAGATTTATCAGAACCTATTAAGTATAAGAAACCATCTCCTACAGATTTCAAAATGGGAGGTAAACATAAGACTTATAAAGAAGCAGATGCTTGGATAAGTGCAAATTTAGGTGCAGTTACTAAAGGTTTAAATAGAATGGATATGGAAACAGTAAATACATTAACTAAAGAATTAATGATGCTTAAAAAACAAGGTTATAACTTTCCATTAAAACAAATAACAGCCAAAAAATTTGGTAAAAGAACTACAGCAAGGGTAAGAATTAATTATAATAGAGCAACTAACCAAGTCGCACAAAATACACAAGAATTACAATTAAATTTAAACCATCTTGGACAAGGAAATGATTTTTACAAATTAAAACATGGTATAAAAGGGGAAATGGTAGGTTGGAGTCCTGCAGGTGTAAATAATTTAAGATCTGTATTAACACATGAATTAGGACATGCAATAGCATCTAAACATTTATATCAAATATCAACATCAGTAAATAGTTTACAAATATATACAGGTACAGGTAAAAAATTAAAAGAACTACATAAACAATATTTAGAAAGAATGAGAGAATTAAGGGTTAAATTCATACAACTTCCTACAAATTCAAAAAAAATGCAAACAATTAAATATTTAGATTATACTGAAGAATTTGCATTACCAAATGGTAAAATAATATTTGTAAATCAAAGAAATAAATATCTTAAAGAAGTATATCAAGGAGAATATATATCTGATTATGCAAAACAAGACATAGATGAATGGGTAGCAGAATGTTTTACTATGGCTTTTAATTCTCCAAATCCATCTCCTTTTGCTGTACAAGTTCAAAACTTATTGTTAGGAATAGACTAATGAGTAAAAAAATATATTTATCTCCAATTTGTATCGCTTGTATTCATTATGATCAAAATTCTATGGAACATAAATGTAAGGCATTTCCTGATGGAATACCTCAAGAAATATTAGAATCAAAACATATACACACAACACCATTTAATGGAGATAGTGGTATTTTATTTGAATCATCAAACCCAAAACTTAAAGTAGAGGACTTATTAGATGATTAGAACTGCTATAGTAACACCTGATAAACACTTTCCACAACATGATCAGAAAGCAGTTAATGTGGTATGTCAGGCAATTATGAAGGTAAAACCTGATATATATATTGACTTAGGAGATACAGGAGAGTGGAGTTACTTTAGTAATCATTATTGGAAGGGCAGACATGCTAAACCATTAGAGGATCTAATACCATTACTAAATAAAGATGTTAAAGCAGTAAACAAGGGTATGGATCAGATAGATAGAGCATTAGATGAGGTAAATTGCAAAGAAAGACATTTTGTACAAGGTAACCATGAAGTATGGCTTGATAACTTTGTTATGAAATATCCTTACTTAGATAAGTATGAAACATACAATGCTTTAAGGTTAGAACAACGTGGATATGAATACCACCCTTATTTTAGAAAGAAACTGCTTAAAATAGGCAAATTAAACTTTGCTCATGGACACAGGACAGGTATGCACCATGCTAAAGCACACTTAATGATGTATGGAGAATCAGTTATGTATGGACATACACACGATTTACAAAGACATACACATACATCTCTTGGTGGTACTATATCTGCTTGGAGTTTAGGTTGTTTAAAGAATATTGAGGAAGATGAGGATTGGCTTAGAGGAAACTTAACAAATTGGAATCATGCTTTTGCTATTATACATTTCTTTCCAAATGGTAATTATGTGGTTCAGGTAGTAGAGATTATTAAAGGTAAAACTAACTTATGGGGAGAAGAATTGAATGGAAGTAAAAGATAATGGATATTTTAACAGTATTGGAACAATTTGGAATACCTGTAACAATGACAATAGCATTTGGATTTTTTATATGGAGGCAAAACAAGTTCATACAAGAAACTCTAATGACAGAACTCGACCAAGACTTCAAGAGGTTGGAAGGTATTATTATTAAGTTGATAGATCAACAAAAAAAGGTGCAAATGGAGCAAAAGAAGTTAAATGGTATATTTAAGGCACAAGTAGAAATTATTGCTCGTTTGAGTGGAAATGGCTTAAAAGACAAGTTCCTAAGAATAATGGAAAAAGGTGGAATGGTAGATGAATAAGACTAAGCAGTTCAAAATACAAACACCTGTAGGTTCTGTTGAGAGTGATAGTGGTAATCACATAGTAGATGTAATAACAGTATTAGCAGCAATCCTGTTAGTATTTATAGGCAAAAAGATAATGGAGAAGATATAATGGCTAAATTTAAAGGTAGAAAAGTAAAACTAAATAAGCCAACAAGGATAAGAGCAGGACAACCATCTCATGGTAAAAAAAAATTTCAAGTATTCGTAAATGACGGAGGTAAGACCAAAAGAGTTACTTTTGGAGATCCTAACATGAGAATAAGAAAAACAAATAAGTCTGCAAGAAAATCTTTTAGAGCAAGAATGAAATGTAGCACAGCAAAAGATAAAACAACTGCAAGATATTGGTCTTGCAAGAAATGGTAAACGAACATGAAAGTAGATGAGTTAGTAATCAAGTTAATAAAAGACAAAGTAAAACAAGAAGTAGAAGAAATATTCGATCCAAAGAATAAAGATAAATTTGTTGATATGATAAATGATAATGTCAATATTCCTATTCTTAGAGAGAAAGATGAAGCAATAGTATTTGATGCTTTATATGACTTAGTACATGAGTTTGTTAAAAAAATAAAAAAGTAGTAGTAATAACCCTGAAACAATAATAAATTACAAGGAAGAATTATGAAAAATTCAGAACAAAATCCAACCACCGACAATCAAGGTGTAAAATCCGATTCCGTTCAAGGAAACGATAACCCTTCCGTTGATTCAACAAACAACGACAATAAAACTGTTGATTCGATTCCTTATGCTCGATTTAACGAGGTTACTAAGCAAAAGAAAGACTTAGAAACTAAGATAAGAGATTACGAGGCAAAACAAGAAGAAAATCGTGTTAAAAGACTTGAAGAACAAGGTAAGTATAAAGAATTAAATGCTGAACTAAGTTCTAAAGTGTCTAAATACGAAGAAAAACTTAATGTTTATGCTGAAAAAGAAGCAAAGGAACGAGAGGACTTAGTATCACAATTAGACGATCAAGACAAAGAAGTTTATGGATCTTTAAGTAATGATCAACTTAGAAAACATTTGGCTAAAGGTCAAAAGCCTAAACCTGCTACTATTAATACTACTCAACCTGTAAGGGACACAAGTGGTAATAGAGTATCAGATTGGACAAATCTTTCTAAAAATGATAAAAAATCTAATTGGAAATCGATACTAAAGACCTATAAAAAATAACTTAATTAAAAAATATATTGTCCTACTTGAAGGCACTCTTGCAGTTGATAGAGGGCAAAGATCGGAGAAATTATGGCGACAGGATTTGCTTCAACAGCAACTTCTCAGGCAGCAGATACTGAATTAGCAGTATTTATACCTGAATTATGGACAGATGCAGTAAGAGCATCTTTCAAAAAAAACTTAGTACTTGCAAATGTAGGTACAGACTTTTCATCACTTGCAGCAGGTGGTGGAGATACAATTAACATACCAAGTGTAGCAGATGTACCAAACGTGGTTGCAAAAGCACCACATGTAGCATTTGATTATACAAGTGCAACTGAAGATAGTCTTTCATTAGCACTAACTACTCACAATGTAACAGGTACAATGGTAGAAGATATGGGTGCAATACAATCAAGTTCTGATTTGTTAAGCATGTATTCTGATTCTATTGGTTACAAACTTGCTTTAGGATTTGATACTAATGTTGAGGCTGCTTTAGCACTAACAACAGAATGTATTAATATTGCAGGTAATACAGTAGCAAAAACTATTGATGCTGCTACATTAGCACACATAAGCAAAGTTGTATTAGAAAATGATTGTCCTCTTAGTGAGTGTACACTTGTTTTAAATCCAACTTTATATGCTTCACTATTTAGAATTGATGATTTTATTCATATTTCTAAAACAGGTATTGCAGATGCTGATAATGGACAAGTAGGATCTGTTATGGGTATGAATGTAGTATTATCTAATAATATTACTTCTACAAATGCAAATGCTGCTGTTGATTCAGATGATGGTGCATTAAACAATGCAAACGTACTTGGTGGATTTGTAGTACATTCATCTGCTCTTGCTTATGGCTTTAGCCAAGCACCAAGAGTACAAGCAGAATACTCAGTTGATCATTTAGCAACTAAACTAATAGGAGATTCTATTGGTGGTGCTAAATTAGTTCAAGATGCTTCTCAAACTAAATGTTGGGGAATCGTTGAAGAAGGAACAACTGCTTGGTAGTAAGTAAATAATAATAATACAGGGTAGTGTAATGCTACCCTGTACACTTAGGAGAATACATGAAAGATATTAAAGTTATATTTAGAGGTTACAAAGTACCATCAGGTAAACCATTAAATGTGCCTGTTATGATAGGTAAAGCAAGATTAGAACAATATAAGAATGATGGTAGGTATGATATGGAAATTTTAGATCAACCAAAGCCTAAAAAGAAAAAAGCACCTAAAAAGGAGGCTTCAGATGAGTAGAGATGGAGTGGTTAGAGGTAGTAAAAGAGTTATAAGATTAAATCCTGCTGTAGAAACAAGTGCTTATGCAAATGCAGATGTTCTATTTCATTCACTTGAAATACCAAGAGCAGTAATAGAAAAAGGTGGTTGTTCTAAACTTATTTCAGGATTTTTAGTTTGTGAAGGAGCAGATGTACCTATAGGTTATCTTGTTTTTTCAGAAAAAACATTAACTTTAGGTACTGTAAATGCAACAGCAGATGTAAGTCATGCAAACTTTATAACAGCAAATCCTTTAGCAACAATATATACAGATGGTAATGTAGATACTGATTCTGCAATAGATAATGTAAATATGAGGCAGTTTTATGGTAAATCAACAGGGGCAGAAGAATTTAGTTTACCTGTTCTTTTACAAGCAGATACAGACTCTACAAGTGTATATGTTGGAATGATAGCAGATCAATCAGGTATAACTTTTGATAATACTGATAGTTTGCAAGTTATATTACATATAGAAGATTAATGTCTGAAGTAGAAAAAATAGTTGATAGGAATGGTAAAGGTAGTCTATATAGGATTCCTGTTGGCGACCAAGTGTATAAAGAAAACTATAACAAGATATTTAGGAAAGAACAGGAAAGTAAATGAATGAGAGCAAATATATGAGGGTAGGATTGTTGTTTTTCCATGCTCGTTCAACATACGTATCTTCCTTGTTGCCTACCCTCAAATTTTAATATGCCTCGTTTTGGAACAAGATCAAAAAGGAACTTAGCAACTTGTGATAAAAGATTGCAAAGAATATTGAATGAAGTTATTAAACATGTTGATTGCTCAGTTATTGAAGGGCATAGAGATCAACAACGACAAAACAAGTTATATGACGAAGGTAAAACAAAACTTAAATACCCTAATGGTAGGCATAATTCTAGTCCAAGCCTTGCTATTGATGTCGTTCCTTACCCAATAGATTGGAAAGATAGAGAACGAATGACACTATTTGCAGGATTTGTTAAAGGATTAGCAAAGGGTATGTACAATATAGACCTAAGATGGGGTGGAGATTGGGATTCAGATTTTGAAGTACAAGATAACAAATTTGATGATTTCCCTCATTTTGAAATAAAGGAGAAGAAGTGATAGATAGTTTAAAGACTACTGCAGGATCATTTGCAACCATAGGAGCAAACTATGCTGATTTACTAACAGATTTACAAAGTATAGTAATAGGTGCTTTATGGATAATATACTTATATAATAAAATAAGAATGGAGAATAAATAATGGACTTTTTTATAAATAATTGGGATATAGCATTAGCGATATTCGTAGTTTTAGAGAAAATAGTTAAACTAACACCTACAAAGTATGATGACATACTAATCGACATGATTTGGGGTGGTTTAAAAAGATTGGTAGGTAAATAATGCCTAAAGGAAAAGGAACATATGGATCTAAAGTAGGCAGACCTAAGAAAAAGAAAAAAATGAAAAAAACTAAAAAGAGAAGGTAGGGATTCTCGTATGGCTATAAATAACATCACTTTAGGGGAAGATCAACCTCTAAGTAATGATTTAAAGCCGATTAAGGTCGGTGGGGAGGCTTCTATATTAGAAATTTCCTCACCTTTACCTGATGGTTCTGATAGTGGCTTATTTAGAGTTGATGGCGACTTAGATATTACAGGCACACTCAAAACCAAACTTTCACACGATTTAATTTACGACTTCGATGATGAAGTCAATACATTAGCACAGGCTAAAGTAGATGCTTTAATAGACTCTGCTCCTGCTGCTTTAGACACACTTAACGAACTTGCTGCTGCACTTGGCGATGATGCAAGTTTTGCTACTACAGTTACTAATAGTATAGCAACTAAGGTATCTTTAACAGGTAATGAAACAATAGCAGGTCAAAAAACATTTAGTCAAGATGGCGACCCAAGTGTAA